CAACAACGCACCGCAATTAGAGGATGATACTATCCGAAGCGGAGCGATACCCGAAGCGGTGGCATTGGCAAGCGAATTAGGATATACATTAACAACAGAAATAGGTTATAATCTAATAATACAACAATAAAATGGCAGAGCAAAAAATATCCGAGTTACCAGCAGCAACGGCACTCGATGGAACGGAAGAAATACCCGTAAACCAAAACGGTGTTACATCGTTAACCGATGTAGATGCGATTGTTACCTATACACTTACAAATGGTGTTAGTGGTACGTTTACAAACCCTACAAGCATCACAGTTGTTAACGGCATTATAACAGCTATATCGTAATGGCGAGGTCAGTACAACAAATCAAGCAACAGATGTTGGATGCAAAAAACGCAGACCCGACATTATCAACTTTGACTTCTACAAGTCAAACCGCAAAGTGGAACTTATACTACTTCATTGTGGCATCATGTATTGCAGTGTTTGAGCAGTTGCAGGACTTGTTCAAGGTTGATTTAGAAGCCATCGCAAGCACCGCAGCACCAAGCACACCACAATGGACACGTAACAAGGTATTGAAATTCCAAACAGGCGATGTGGCAGAGTTAAACACAACTACATTCGTTATCGAATATCCAACGGTGAACGTGGCTAATCAAATCTTAACACGATGCGCAGTGGTGACAGCACCAAACAGAACGGTATTGATTAAGGTTGCAAAGAATGACCCGCCAGAACCTGTATCAGTTGGTGAATTAGCCGAATTGCAAACGTATGTTGAAACATTCAACCCCGCAGGCATAGCGTTCACGTTAATCAATGAGGATAGCGATAAAATGGAAGTGGCAGCAACGATATACTTTAACGGTCAATATTCATCAGTGATAGATGCCAACGTTAAAGCAGCATTGAACGCATACATGGCCAACTTGCCGTTTAATGGCCGTATAACTACGCAGGCCGTTGTCGATGCGATACAAGGCGCAGAGGGCGTTATTACAGCATCATTGACACGTATATTAGTAAGGCGTGACACCGTTGCTTATGGTGCAGGTGTAACATTGTTTAACCTATCAACAGGTGTGGATAGTGTTACTTATGATACCTATTCAGGTTACGTTGTTGAGGAAACCACTACCAACCACACGTTTGATGATACCTTAACTTACATTGTGCAATGAGTAGCATAATTAATACAGACTCGTTTGCGGTCAACTTCCTGCCACCAAAGAAGCGGTTGCCGATTTATAAAGCATGGGTTAAAACACTTGTAAAACCGTTGCAAGTGCTATACAATACCATGTTTGGTACTTTCAAAGATGGCAACACAGCACCGTTATGGGTAACAGCCACAGCGTATGCAGTTGGTGACCAAGTGCAATATGAGGATAAGTCAGTGTATGAATGTTGGGTAGCGAACACAGGCGAGTTACCGACCAACACAGAATATTGGTTCAAGATACAAGATAAATTCGTAGGCATTGAGCCACGATGCAAGTACAACGCACAGCACTTGTTGTTTGAATGGGCGCTTAACGAATGGTTTGGTACTACGTTTGTGAATGTGCCAGGAGCGAGTGATATTTATATTGATAATTTCGCTTCGGGTAGCAATGTGTTTTATGTAGGTTTGGCTTCTGTTGATAGTAGCGAAGCAGTTTATGCCAACGGTGAAGCGTTTAGATTTGTGCAAGCATTAAACATAACTAACACAGGAAGCGAGTTTGATATTTACATTCCAATTGCAGTTGCCAACGCTTTGACAAATGAACCACCAGACACCGTGCCAAACATAAGCCAAAACAGAGAAAATATAATTAGGCAGATAGCCGATTTGTACACATACGCAGGAATTAATTATCAAGTTATAACATACTAATTCAAATGAAAAAAATAAAAACAACAGACATCACAAGTTCAAGTGCAATGCCTATTAAGAAAGGCAGTTTAGACCATTTGCAAGCAGCATACATTGAAACAATACAAGATGTAAACAAATCATATTGGGCAGGTGACAGAGCAGGAACAGAGCCGATGGCTTTACATGGGTGTATCAACACAGGTTCAGGTTCAACATACATTATTAGCGCAGGTGCTGTAATGCTTGATACTTATGCAGAGGTGTTTAGATGCGATGCTCAAACAGTAACCGTTGCTTTTGGTGATGTGTTAGTGGGTACGATAACAACTACATACTTAACTGCAACCGATGCCGACCCTGTGGAATTTAGTGACAGCACATTAAACAATGTGCATGAAATTCGTAAGATAGTTTGGTCAAGTGATTTAAGTGGTAGTGGCACGTTTGATTATAATGATTTATATTTTAGAAACAACTTTGACCAAATTTCACCAACATTAGCAGGTGATTTAAACGCATGGACATTAGGCACAGGTTCAGTTGATTTGCGTATATTAGTTGAGTCAAAGAAAGTAACAATAATGTTTGACATCAACAACACATCAACAGGTGGCAGTAACAACACGCTATCAATGACTATACCAACAGGATTGGCAACTAATTTTAAGCAAACATCATTTAACCTTGCTTACTTTAATACAACAGGAGCAACGGAATGGGTGTTAGTTGAAGCGGTTGGTGCTACTAAAAACGTGCGTTTTACACGTATAGGTTCAACTTTCGGAACATATACAAATACATTAGACCTTAAAGGGCAGTTGATAGCTGAAATAGCTTAAAACCTATGCTTACCGTAATGCTCCGAGATTATCTCTTTGAGCAGATATGACTCTTTGGTTCCTGTACGTTCCACTTCATCAAAGAATTTCTTCTTCAATTCGCCTGTTAAGTGAGCGGTAACGCGTGCTTTGGCAGCTTGTTTCTTTGTGTTTATATCGCTTTTTGGATTAGCCATTGTTAGATATTAGTTACTAAACATGTCAAAATTAGTAACTTATTTGAATAAACCGCTAAATATGTTACCACTTTTGCAATATGAAAATCACAAACATATCTAACGACACGGCAACGATGCTTATCTATAAGCATATTGGTGATATTGACGATATGGGCATGGGCATCAACGGTGCTTGGATTGCAGAGGATATTCAATACTTGAATGATAACTATGCAGAGCAAGTAAAGTGCATCAATGTACGCATCAATTCAATTGGTGGAAGTGTTGCCGATGGACTTTCTATTGTGAGCGCAATACTAAATTCAAAAATACCTGTAAACACATACATTGATGGCATGGCTTATTCAATGGCGGGTGTGATTGCAATATGTGGCCAAAAGAAATACATGGCCGATTACGGTACGTTTATGATGCACAACGCTAACGGTGGCAGTGATGAAGAAGTGTTGAGTTTAATCACCAATAGTTTAGCAAAGATATTCGAGCGCAATACCTACCTCACACTTGATAAGTGCAAGGACTTGATGGCAAAAGAAACATGGATGACTGCCGAGGAGTGTTTGAGTTTAGGCATTGTTGATGAAATTATCCAAACAAAGAAAATGAAGCCAGCGATGAACGCAACCGTGCGTGAATTGCATGCTATATACAATAAAGTAATAATCAAAACAGAAACCAAAATGAATAAATTAACTGATTTATTAAAGCTAACCAATGAAGCATCAGAAGAAGCTATCATTGAAGCAGTATCGGCTAAAGATGCAAAGATTGCTGAATTAGAAGCAAACATTGAAGCGCAAACAGCAGAGTTGAACGCATTGAAAGAAGCCGCCACCGAAGCCGAAAACGCTATCAAAGCAGAACTTATCGAGAATGCCGTTAAAGAGGGCAAAATTGATGTTGCAACAAAAGATATTTACTTGTTGAGCAACAAGTCAAATGCAGAGTTAAAAGACCTTATCGGTAAATTGAAACCTGCATACACACCAATATTTGACAACAAGGGCAATGTACCACAAGCCGTTGCAGGTCGCGAAAATTGGACTTTCAATGATTGGTCAAAGAACGACCCTAAAGGACTTGCCGAAATGAAAGAGAACGACAGCGTATCGTTTGAGAACCTTATCAAAGGTTTGCCAAGCAACTTGTCACCAAACTACAATCCATCAACTGATAAGAAATTCTAATCATGGAAGCAATTTGGAACGCAAACCCGAACATCAACACGCTATTCTGCTTTGAAGATGGCAACTGCTTTGTAAAACATGGTGATGCAGCAAGTTACGCAAA